GTTTTGTAAAATTTTATTTATTAATTGTTTTTGAGTAAAATTTAGATGAAGACAATAAGTGACATAGAAAATACAATATAGAATTACAAAGATATATTTCATTCTGGATATTAAAATAATTACACAAATGCCTTTGTATTATATTTTTATATATAATTAAATTATTCACATGCTTGAAATTTGATGAGACCTCGGATTACGATTTTTTATTAATACTTTGTCCCATTGAATATATATTTATAATGAAAATCAAAATATTTTTTATTCCTCTCATTATAACAATTTATTAATACATTTTCTTGGTAAGTTAAGTCATAATCTTTTAAAATTAGTGACACCTTTAACAAGCCATTGTAAACTCCTAGAAAGCCACTATCGTATAGCTTGTGGCAATACCTACACATAAATTCACAAACATTATTATCCTCTTTTTCTGGTAATTTTAAAGAACATCTGGGTTTCAAATGTGCAGTTTCAAGCAAACACAATGGCAAAAATTTACGACACATAACACATTTGTGTTCTTTATTATTTTTTAAATTGTTTCTTAATCTAGCCTGTTCTGTTCTAACCTCTTTAAGTGCAAATTTTTTGCTATCTTTCCTATATTTTTTATAAAACTTAATTATAATTCGAACGTGATAAAGTTTTTGGTCGTTCAATACAACATTACCCTCCGTAGTTAATGTGTATTTATTGTTTTCAAAACTTATAAGTTTTCTTCTTATTAGCTTAGATAATTTAGCTTTAACTACAGAAATTTCTAGAAGTTCACCGTAAAAAAGGTTAACATAATTATAAATATCATCCAAAGCGATACTTTCATTAAAAATAAAAGAATTAATAATATGGTAGCATATGTCGTGCATATTATTAATTTAATTTAATACTTTATGTTTAAGTTGAAAACAACATTATAGTGACACCATAACATTATATCCGCGTTTTCCGGGGTTTCCATTAATATCAACTCCTTGACTTGGGTCTTCAAGATAGTTTAATTTTTCAAGTTCTTCCTTGAACCTTTTCCGAGTTTTTAATTGATTATTCCCTGTATTTTTGCACCACTCTTCATATATTTTATAAATATCCTTGAGACAAAAACGTAAATTTGGTCTAGTAGGAGGTTTAAAACAGGCTTCAACAAATAGCTTTACTCCAGAGTTAATAAGAGGAACAATAACATTTACAGAGCTCATATTTGAATTTGACTGTTTTGGGGTTTTAACAGTTAATGTGAATATTTTATCTGTAGTCCCGTCGTTATAGAATAACCAATTATCGGGAGTTTTCCAATAATATTTATTTGGCAACCCTTCTTCTTTATATTGTTCTTTTAAAGAAGATTTCCATTGATTTCCATTGGCGTCTTTGTATAGAATATTATAGTCTTTTGGTAATTTGCAGACATCTGATGTTGTAACCATATTCTTGAAAACAAAGTTGTCTTTCGTGAATACTGCTTTATATTTCTTTTTATTAATATCATCAATAATCAAAACAATAGTATCTGTTTCTACGCATATATTTTGATTGGCTAAAGAATTGTATGATTTAATTTTCATATTTTCTATATTTCTCATAAGTTTTTTTTTGTAGGATTCCTGTGTTGAATCATTTATTCTGTATATATGTGTTCCTGGTTGTTCAATAACAGGTAAATCATAAAGTTCTAGAGTTAAATCTGCCCACCATTTTTTTATACACTCGTTACTTAATTTTTTGTATTCGTCATCCGTAATGGGCTTTAATGAATTTACGCAAGTTGAATCGTCGTATCCATAAAGTTCTTCTTGTTTGCACCATTCAGAAATGTCTGCATCGTCCATATCGTCAAGTGTAATTAATCTGTATCCATTATTTTTTTCTTCATAGTGTTTGTGTATTTTTAAATTTTGTCGTTTCTTTTTAACATCAATGCAATTCATATATTTTTGTGTTTGCTTGCGACTTCCGCCTTTAATTATAATGCTTTCAACCAACTCTTTTATATCTTTATTATTTTTGCAAGCCATAATGTGCTTCTCAAGTTCTTTAATGAACGGAACAAAAAAAATTTTGATTACGTCTTCTGCGTAGTTAGTTGTCCATAAAGTAAGTTTCATATTACCATTTTTTAATGCAGTATCGTCTGATTTAAGCTGCATTCTAATAATTTGAGAAAAAAGCGTACAGCTAAAGGATTTTGCATGGGCTGCATGATACTGGTCTGTTAAATGCATTGAATATTTTTCATAATTATCGCTTGTAAAAGAGTAACCTCTCATTCCATATTTTCCGGTTATTGTTACAACAGTTTTATTTTTTATATCAATATTGCTTTCTTTAAAAAGAATTGCCAACACTTTGTATACCATTTTAATGTTAAATTTTTTTGAGTCAATTTCAAAATAACAATAGTTGTTTGGTAGTTCCATAGACTTTTCAGTATCTATGGAAAAACCATAAATTCCGCCAGTTTGCCACAAACGTTCACTAGAACATTGACTTGCGTCCCATTGAGTCCAATTTTTAATTTCTTGTTCATAATCCTTTGATAGATACAATCTCAAACAACCTCCGTGAAATATAATAATAAATGTATCTGGAATGTCTCGTAAAATTTTATCAACTAAAGAAAACTGTCCGTCGCGCTTTACTTCCTCTGTTATCAATAATGAGTTATATTTATAAGTTGTTCTTTTAACAATTTTATCTATAATTCCTTTGATATTAATATTATAATCTTCAATTATATCGTATTTTTTTCCGTCATCTTCCCACCAAGATTTAATAGACGTATCAAAAACTATTTTATCATTAAATAATCCATAATACTCCTCGCTTCTTATCATTTTATGAACCTGTGATATTTGAGTTTGTATACTAACGTCATCACTTAATGCGGTAGTTGTGTTATAAAGCAAAGAATGTGCAGTTCCTGTTATGGGCAATGCATATTTAACTTTTTTAAACATTTTTGCAATAAGTCTTTCGCATGCGGTTGAATTTTTTAAATCGTTTTTGTTGGTTCTATCTGAAGATGCAGTTGGAGAAATTAAATCACCCTCATCAACAAACATTCTTATTGAAACCAATTCCTTGTATTTGTAAATGTATTTGTTAAATTGTTCATTAATTTTTTCTAATTGGTCGTAATGCATTAAACAACAAAATATATCGTTTGAATTTAAATAGTCTTTGTTACCAATTTTATCAACTACTCCCTTATTTTTAGTATCTTTTAACTCAGGAAGTGCAAATTCTTTCCAATAATCGTCCTTTGTTTCTGGGTCGTTGAAGTTTTCTTGTAATTGAGAATTAAAATCATTAAATAAATTTTTAATAAATTGTATTTGAAAGTCATACTCTCCTTCTCTGGCAGATATGTCATCTTGCAACTGTTGTTTATCTATATTTAAACATCTAAAAACATATAAAACTGGTGTTTCAAATATATAAACTGAAAACCACATCATTATAAGCGCGTGAACTCTTTTCCCCAATTGAACGTCTCCCCATAATAGTTCTATAATAGCTTTTTGATTCTCATCCAAATCAAGCGCTTTCAATAAGTTTTCCTCAAAAAAGGAAGAATTAATATCAGATGGAATGTCTTTTAACTTTATTAACTCGTTTCCCCAGTTATGTCTTTCCAGACTTTCACCATTTGTATAAGTGCAATGTTTAAGCATTTTATTAATAATGACTTCTAGAGCAGCTCTAAATACTGGTAGGTGTTTACTATAAAACCTTTGAATTTTTTTATGCATGAAGGTGTCTTCCATTCTTTATGTTATAGTTTCTTACTTTCGCTTTAAACTGTTTTATATGCAAAGCAAATTTTTCAAAGCAAATAATTTGCATTGTAAAAATATTTGCGTTGTTCCGATTTGCTTGGGCGGCACCAAAACAACTCTAAAAAATATAATATAAAACTAATTCGCAACATTATTTATAAAGAAACAAATCAACCATTATGGATGTTGAAAACCCATTACATGAAGATAATATTCCTATTGCAAAATTACTTTGTCTAGAGGTAATGGGGCAACCTATGCAGGAATTTGTTATTGAAAATGAAAACAATAATAACAATAATAATAATACTATTAGTGCTGAAATTACTTGCAATGAGTGTATTTATAAGGTATTTCTTAACTGTTCTGCATGTTTATTATCTATTATATGTTGTTTTGGGTTTTTATTTTTTCTTTCGGGTTATCCTTTTGGATAATAAATAT